ATTGGCTCTTGGAATGGATTTTGGACTAAAAATGTCAAGGAGATTTGGCCAGACGCACACTACACTTGCATAGAAGCAGGTCCTAAGCACGAGAAAAGGTTAAAAGAAATAACCTCGGATTATCATATCGCGGTACTGGGTGATAGCAATCGAGATGTAAAGATGTATCTGAGAGAAATTGATAAGGGAAGCAAAAAGAAGGTCACATACACTAAGGGCTCAACATTGTTTGGAATATTCAAAAATTATGAGACGAGAAAGATGACAACATTGGACATGTTGGTTGGTAAGGATGCTCAGTACGATTTGATTAAACAAGATGTGCAAGGTGCTGAAATAATGGTAATGCAAGGTGCTCCAGATATCTTCACACGTGCAAAATATGTTATACAAGAAGTAAACTTATTCAAAGATAAAAACTTTCCTGACATGCCTTCTGAAAACGAAATGGATGAATATATGTTTCAACTTGGGTTCAACAACAGTGAAATAATTGAGAAAAAAGAAAACGTTGAACAAATAGATAAAATCTATTTTTGAAATTTACGTACGATACTGTTATAAGTGTCATGATCCATTTGTAATTGGAACACCGGACTTCTTATATATTTTCTTGTGCTATGAAAAAATTTAATAGTTTTACATTTTGTGACTAATAACACATTAGGATTGTATTTTATTTGTTTTCCCGCCAGGTGTACATAAGCGGAGGTGCCGTCACTTCGTTCCTTGAAAAACCAAAGGCAAATTATGTCTTGCGACAAATCTAGTTTGTCAAAATTTTCATGTAGCACTGCCTTTGTTTTGTGTTTCTCACAAAATTCTTTCCATAGATAATGACTGGTGTTATTTTGATTCTCATATAACTTATCATAATCATTAAGTTGCATAAGGTTGGTAACCAGAACGTGTTCTACTGGTTCCGTATGATAGTTTTGAGGTTTTAATTTGTTCCAGTCCATTATGCACTGAAGAGATTGATTGCTTCCTTCTTCCAATCGTCTGAGTAATCACAATGCCTGTATCCATCGAACCATGGTCCACCTTCTGTGTAGTGTAATATCTTTGGTGATCCGTCCTCAGGTTCCCTGTACCAACCAACTAGCCAGTTGTAATGATGGGGTAGGTCACCAATTTCTGAATCTTCGAGCCAACTGAATCTGTGTAGGAATTTTGGTGTTTGGTTATTTAGGAATTCTGGAGTAAGTATCTTATTCTTTTCATGTCCGCAGTTCCAACGCACCATGCTACTCCAATTTTTTCTCGGGTATACTGTTTGCACTTGGCCATCCATTTTTGTAGTTTCCTTTGGTGTGTAATCATGCTGAACACAAACCACTGCTTTACTTGGATCCATATACTTGGTCAACATATGACTTGGGATCTTCCACAAGAAGTCACAATCACAGAATACTGCCCATCCTTTGAAGTCATTCAAATAAGGAACAAAAAACCTAGTGAACGTGAATTCAGTTGAGGCAAGTTTATCTCTTTCTCGTGTGTAGATTCCTTGAGCTCTCATGTCATTTTGTTTGAGAGCAATAACTTCCGCAGAAGGATCCCTACGTTTTATAGAGTGTTCACAGACTTGATATGCTATGTCTTCTCTGGAGTCCCAGCCTACGTAAATTTTCATCTAGATAATAATTCGTGTATTTGTTTCCAATTATTTACACGAATAATATCCGGGTGATTAAAATCTCGATTGTATGGATGGTCAATTAATATAGGCTTTAAACCGTATTTGAGCCCGGCTACAGCGTTCTTTGGCTTGTCTTCCACCCAATATAGTCCGGTACCATGAAATTCGGCTAGAGCAGAATCTTTATCAGCACCAGTATCTAAAATATGATAATTCTTGAATATATGATCACCGAACAGTTCACCAAGTCTTTTCTTTCTTACTAACTGAGCCGGTATGTCAGATGTCTGTGATGTTATTGGTATAAATGTCCAACCCTCTGCCGCTAAAAGTTTTACCCATGTCTGCGAATCTTCCATAGGACATTGTGTGGCCATCCATGCACTTTTATTAAATTCTCTAATTTCTTTTCGTATTTCTGGTATAGTAAGGCCAAACCTTTCGGCCATCTCATATGTGTTTTCTTTGTTTGGCAGTAATTTGTATGGATACACCCGTTCATTATCGTTATAGTAAGAACGTTGCAACATCCAGTCCGTGAAATGTTTCTCCCATTCCAGTAGGACGCCGTCTACGTCTGTCAGTATTATTCTATTTGATGTCTGCATCTTCCATACCCGCGACCCTCAATTTTACAATGTTTGTGATCTGCCATTGTTTCTGATCCAGTCCTTTGGTGATGCCTAGCCATTGATTTCTTATCAAAGCAAAGTCATTAATAATTTTATCCATGTCAACAACATCGTCCTCACCGTCAACATACTTTTCCGCATCTCTGCTTGATAATGCTCTGTTGTAGTTTTCTAAATATTTTCTGAATGTCTTAGATCTTAATCTACGCAACTCTATGTTGAGATATTCTAGTATTGCTTCAAGTTGTTGTAGTTGTCCGAATCGTTCTTCCACGATACCTGGCAGTGCCGCACTTGCTCGTTCGAGGTTACCGTATATTTTGCACTGCTTTTTTGCTTCTAGTAATTCTTTATCAAAGTATGCTATACAGTCTGGTATTTTGTCTAAGTTCCTGCTGACTTCGTTGTACCAATTAATCATCATCTCCGTATCCGTCTGACTCTTCATCTTCTTCGAACACGGTATTAATGGCTTCTTCTAATTTAGGATCGTATTCGGCCGACGCTTTTATTTCGTCAGTGTCTACACCGATATCTTCTAAACTTTTTATGAAGTCTATTGCCATGTCCAGTTTTTGTCGCTCCGGTACATAATGCACTACAGAGTCCCATAGTCTTTCTATGTCTTCGTGTGTAAAGTCGATCATTACTCTTTTACTTCTTCCTCTACTTCTTTGGGTGCAGATTCTTTGAACTCTGCCATTATCATATCTAATTTATCTCCGACCCATGCTTTTCTAAATTCTATGTGTTCCTTGCCTTTAGAATCGACGTACTTGAGCCTATTACCCTGCTGTACAAGTATGCCTTTTTTCTCAAACAGATCCACGAGTCCGCTATATGGGTCCATGCCTGTGTCATAAGGAATCTTAACTTGCACACCCTCAAACGGTTTGGCATATCTTGTTTTCATTACCTTACATGCCGCTCTGATACCTCTCACATCGCTTACCTTGTTGCCTTTTTCGTCCTCTTTTAATTTTAGTTTCTTCATTGCGACAACTATACTAGATGCATAGATAAATCCTTGTCCACCTGAGATTTTATCATCTGGATCAAACATGTCCTGTGATGCGTAAGTGTGGTTAGTCGCTATAAGGCCTACATTCCAACTACCAAACATATTCACACAGTTTCTCACGAGTGCGGTTAGTGCCTTAGGTTTTCTACCCAAGTCACCTTTCATTTCACCTGCCTCGAATTGGTTTACATCTGTTGGTGTCAACAACATACCCAAACTGTCTATCACAAATAACACTTTAGGTGCACCTTCTTTGTTGTCGGCGTGTTGTTCTTTGTAACCTTTCATGAACTCTGACACAGTCTTAGCCACGTCGTCGACCATTGACATACTCAGTTTCATAAGTTTGTCTTCGGAAGTGTCAACGTTTAGTGCCTGTAACCATTGTTCATCTAATGCATTCTCTGTGTCGATCAGTATGACAAAGATACCTTGGTCTTGTGCGTTCTTAATAATGTTGCCTGATGCTATGTAAGATTTACCCGCACCAGACTCACCGGCAAGTACTGTCACCTTGCCTAGGGGAATTCCTTTGTTAAAATCACTTGTCATCAAATAGTTCAATGCGTAATTTCCTGTTGATATCCAGTCTGTTGGGTCGCTGAAACCTATGCCCAGTCCCTGGATTGATTTGGTAATGCTTTTTCTAAACTTCGTTGCGTCAAATACTTTTGTCATAATTTATATCCTTGTAATCTATATTAGCATACCTAGGCCCTAACGTCAATGCTAGGGCCTTGGTAAAATGTCAGATTATTTTGCTTGTCTTGATCTAATCAACTTCAAGATGTCTTCTGCTCTCTTGGCACTGTCACCTGCAGGAGCCGTAGCCGCCGCTGGTTGTGGTGCTGGTGCAGATTCAGTTACAGGAGCCGCAGTTGGTGCCGCTTCTGCCACCGGTGTTGCCGCTGGAGCAGATGCTGTCGGAACTGCTGTTTGTGGTTTACCTTGATAAGCCAC